CTTCTTGGTTTTGTACCTGCAATAGCCTCTTCATTGTTACCACCATCTAAGTTACGAATAAGGATCTGAGAAAAGGGGATTCTCTCTCCTGCTTTTGTCTTGATCCCTAATGTAACTTGGTTTTTCCAATTGTCTTCTACCCTCTGCCATCTCCAGGCTTCAGGTAAGAAGTTTAATCCTTTGTCAATCTTATCTGTGATAAGCTTTATATCGGGAGCATTCAATCCTGCTATAATGTTCTGGGAATTCTCATCGAATGTTGCCCCATGACCTATGTAGGAACTCTCAATTACTGACTTAGCTAAACGACGAATGCCTAGAATTACTAGGCCTTTCTTTTCGTTGTGTGCTCTATCTATTTCATTTGTTATAATCCACTCATTATCACGTAGATATGGGTTAGCATATTTCTGATTAATCCTTCCACGCTCATCTATAATATCTACCTCTGTGTTCCAGAAGTTTAAATGCCAATATAGAAAAGGGTTAATATAAACTCCTCCCATTGTACAGCCATCAATACATAGTTGTTTATGGAAAGCATAAAATGCTTTATACTCTTCTGAGTCTTTCGAAGGAACTCTCTTCTGATTGATGAACCAATCTCCGTATTCAATACTCTGTAAGCCATTTATCATTATCTTCTGCCTTTTAAGAAATCTTCTGCCATACTACCAAGCTCAACACCACCTCTTACAGGCACCACCTTAGCTTCTTCTTTCTCACGTAGCTTTTCAACTTGTTCTAAGAGAGCTAGATAGTTTTTCATTGTCTCTTGTACAAACTTTCCTTGAGCTTCAATGCTTGCTATCACCATAGGCATAGCACCACCAGCTTTGGTTTCTTTCCATTTGATTCTATCCTCTAATGTATGTAAAGGATTAGCATCAACGTATTGTTTCCAAGACTTTAGTTGCTCTTCGCTCCAATCTAGCTCCGCTGTAATATATGTAGTTTTCTTTAATGCCATAGTTGTTTAGTTTTAACAAAATTATAATCTAAAAATTCTGCCATTGATTCTTCTTCTTCTTTATTTTCTTTAAAAGACTTTATTTTTTTTATTACTTTTAATAAATATAAGTATACATTTAAATAACTATTTTTTACTTTACCAGTAAAAGTTTTTTTATTTTCTAATATAGTTAAGGCTGCTTTAATTTGATTGCTAGAATATCCTACTTTTACATAACAAAAATTATCTTTAAATACAACATGTGTAGATTTATAGTTATTAGGATTGTTTAAAAATTGATCTTTAATATCTCTTTGATAGCATTTATTAATGTTATCTTGTATATCTCCATAACAAGCTCTTCTAAATGTTCCTAATGTTTTTCCATTAAAAATATATGGAACAGTTTTGTTTTCTTTTGTCCATGTAGTTTGATACCATGTATCAAATGAACTTGTATCCATATTCCATCTTAAATCTTGATCTTCCATAATGTAGTTGGTATTATATTAGTTATTAGTCTTCCTCCTCTTCGAACAATGTTCTCTCCAAATTCATGCCATCTTTTATAATGGCTTCTATTTCTTCTTCATTATGATTGACATCCATTTCAAGGCTTGCCTCATATCTTTGAAGAGAAAAGAATAGCTCTCTATCTGACACACCCCATAACTCAGATCCATCAATGGCTGTAGAAATATGTCTTCCCATATTATATGTACTATGGGCTTTTCTCAAACGTTTTAATGTCTGTATTATCTGGTGATAGTAGTTTGGTTGCTTCATATAAGATCATTTATATCATCATCAGAAAGACTTCTTGATTTAGTGTCTGGTATATCATCATCAGAATAATCTAGTTCTATCTCTTGTGTAACATCGTCATCTTCTTCATTTCTTTCATCATGTAACATATATTCAGGTTTGATGGTGATCTGTATAAGATCTTTTGGTGTATCACCTTCATCACTCTGCTCTCCTGACAAATCAATAAAATCTGCTCCACTCTCATACAGATCTTGTAAGATTTCAATAAGGGGATACAATGGTATTTTACGTAGTCTTAACATCTTCTGTTGGTATTTCTGTAGCCATCCATTTCTTCAATGGACATTCACAAGTTAAACATTTAGTCTTTGCTGATAATGTACATCCACAATTTGTGCAATGTGCATCTATTCTTAATGACGTATACCCTTCTTTATTAGAAGAATGTTCTTCACATTCATTACATATAGCTAGTCTTTCAAGACTAATATCATCTATGTAAGCTTTTGTTCTCTCTTCAGGGAGAAGATGATTCTTCCATCCTTCTATAATTTGGTTTATTTTCATAATACTATTTATATCTAATATTAAACTTTTTACTTTTATTAACACCTCTACAATTTGATGATATATTACTTTGAGATACATTTAAAAACTCTGCAGCTTTTAATGATGATTCAAACTCTTGTATTATATTATTACTATCATCTAACAAAAGTACAATTTTTTGTTTAGTTAAACCTAATTTTTTATTATGTTCACTACTTCTAATTACAGTTCTTCCTTTTAATGAGTTAGCTATTTTTAATCTAGTTTCTTTTTTAACTTCCCTTCCTAAACAATTTCCTGCAACTGGAGTAGCATTATACCCACTGCTATATGAGTTATATTTATCTATATAATACTGTTCTTGTAAAAGAATGTTTTCATTACTGCATGTTTCTACTATTTCAAAAATAAAACTATCTTCTCCGTATTTATTCCAAGCTCTTTGTAACTTAATTGAATGATGTTTATTCTTTTTAAGATTAGTTATATGACATCTTTTTCGTTTAGTTAATCCATGAATAGATGATCCTATATATACTTTATCTGTAGATATATTTTTTATCATGTAAATAACTCCCTCATATATTTGTCCTAGACTCATCGTTTATTTTTGGTTTTAATATTTTAATATCATTCAACACTGTTATCATTCTTAATTCTGTAGAATGTCTCTTCTTATCTGTTATAGATTGATCAGCTAATGTATTCTCATAAGCCTGTCTTATTTGAAGAAGCTTATTATAATGTAACTGAGCTTTCTTCTTATTAAATAAAAACTTCCCAAATCCAGAAATCTCTAAGCTATCATTTGTATTAAGAGCATCATTAGCAGAATCAAACTGATGTGTAATCACATTGTCAATTATCTTCTCAGATATCACCATATTAATTGACATCTTTTTGATGATCCACTCCTTCACCGACATTGATTGTGGTTTCTCCATGTACTAATTTTATATCTAATGTTATATTTTTTGTAAAATCAATCACAATGATTGGATTCACCTTCACCTTTCCATTCTCCTTAATAAATATACCTATTCTCTTTAACTTGGAGATGATGTTATTAATAGAAGGAGATGTACTATTATATGTCTTACAGAATTCTTCTCTAACATTAGCATATGTAATATTCCCTTTAATAGCTGTAAAGGATATCAATTGAATCTCTCTTTCTGTTAGATGAAGATTATTAATAGCAGATAGAATACTGTAATACTTCTCAGCTAGTTCTATGTCTGTATCTACTTCCTTCTTAAGTTTTTGTACAATAATTGTTGGTTTCATAATGTAGTTTTTATCTAATCATTGTACAAAGATATACAATAAACATATAACTTGTACACTTTTTTATTTTCCAATGCTATATTATGAAGTTTTTCTATAGAGCTGTATTAGATAACCTCGCCCAACCACCACCCCAAAGGTATAACATATTTTGCATACCAACCAAAACTTTTTAAATTTTTTTTTCAAAATTTTAGAAATGGATTATGTGTGTGCTGGTGGAGACCCCTCCCCATCACAACCCCACGCATGATTTGGAAAGTTGGGGCACTCCGCCCTAACATAATATAAACAAATAAAAAACAGAAAACATGGCTTTAAATTTCAAAAATTACGAGAGAGCAGAAAGAGTATCATTGGGAACAATCGCTAACCTTGCAGGTGCAGGCGGTAAAATCAAACCTGTTAGCCTTGCTAACTTTGCTGATGAAAACAAACGTGTAGTGATATTGATTACTCAAAAGAGTGGAGAGTCTGATACTGTAACCTGTTCACCTGAAGTGAGCAAGAGATTACGTAGTAAGGAATTGCGTATCTCTCAACTTGCCACCTTTGAGGTGATTGAGCAACTAACCTCAAGTGGTGAGATAATGAATCTTGTTGTGATGCCAACAGGTGCTTTATCAATACCTGATTACGAGATCACAGGTAAGGAAGAATCATTTGCTCCTGTTACAACGTTCAATGCTGAAGAACTAATTGCGTTCTAATAAACTGACTGAGCCCCTAGCGGGGCTCTTTCTTTATATATAGGGTGGGAATTGTTAAATAGGTGTGGGTCTATATTCACACATTAATCTTTTCTACCTATATATATAGGAGTAAAACTTTTTACGAGAGAGAAAAAAACTTTTATTTTGTTAAATGCTTGATAATCAGACATAATTTATTTTTGTTTGATATTTATTTGAGTGTTAATTTGTAGCAGTGGAGACATAGACACAATAATAGAACATAAATAACAACACAACTAATCAAACAATATAACCAATATATATAGCATTATGACAACATCTA